TCAGATCATCTCCTCGGGAAATTTGAACCGCGCAACGATGCGGCGCTGCCAGGGGCGGCTAAGCGGGCTTTCGACAACGCGATGACCGCTATAGGCGTGAATGAAAGTCGGTATGGGTGCCGCAGCACCGATCACGCCCAGATGCTTTGCGACCGCACCGGACTTCATGCGAAAAAGAACAACGTCGCCGGGATCAGGCGCGCCTGCATCGCAGACCAAAAGATGACGCTGGGCCGCCCGCCACAAGGCCTCGTCGCCGCTGGGTTCAGACCAGTCGCGCGAATAGGCCGGGGGCAGCTCTGGTTCTGCGCCCAGCACTGCGCGCCAGATGCCGCGGATCAGGCCAAGACAATCGGTACCTGCCCCCATAACCGACATCTGGTGAACATACGGTGTTCCGATCCAATTACGGGCCTCGGCGACGATCTCGGGTCTGCTCATCTCCGGCTTCCCCCAGTATTGGCACCACCTGATTTTGGAACGGCCATGGTCCAGTCATCACCGGGAATATCTGGGAAGCCTTGAAAGTTCAGGAGGTTGTCAAACTTGGCAAGACAGGTCGAGAACCGCTTGTCGCAACCGGCCGTGACACGCACTGCGTCGCCTGGCTCAATCGGGCTGCGGATTGGGCTCCAAAGCTCGATAAACCGTTTGTCTCTATCGACGCTGTCTCGTTTGACGACCCCGGTCAGACCGGCGGCCACACCACCGACAACCTCGAACCGACCGCGCGTGAACCAACCCGGCTCGAAATCCGGAAAGTCGGACCACGCAAAAACACGGCCATTTTCGACATCAGTGACGTCAATAGAGGCCGAAAACATCTCGCGACGGGTATCGAAACGGCATCGTGCATCGCCCAATACCGCCGTGCAGGGTTTTTGATAAACCCGCCCAGTTGGCCGGTTCAAGGCGGCGGTCAGGCCGCGCAGCTCGGCATGAAAGGCGACGCCGTCACGGCGGATTTCGCCGATTGTGCCGCGAAACTGCAGCATCCGCTGACCCGGATCGGCCCAATTCACCAGCCAAGACCTGACCTGGGCATCGTCAAAGCGACCCGCCTCGATATCGTCTTCACGGACTGCAGCATCAGATAGCGCGCCCAAAGCCTCGGTGTTGTCCACGCTCAGGCCGGTCGACTGGGTCAGCGCCGCAGCGCTCAGCCCCGTATCGGCGCGAAAGGTAATACCATCGAATGTGATATCCCGGTCGTGATCGGTGAAACCGAACGCCATACCATCTGTCCGCTCAATCGCCCAGGCCCGGCAGACGGTGGTCAAACCTGTCGCCAGATGGTCAAGCAGCGCTTGTTTGTCCCCGCTCATTTGACCCGCACCTCGACAATCGGAACGTTCGGTACATCACCCGCCTGAAAGCTGGCCACGCTGGTCTGGATCGCATCGGTGTCAAAGCGTACCGGCACGTCGAACTCGAAACCGGCCGTGATCTGCATCTCGGGATCGGGCGGATGCGAAAAGGTGATCAACCCAGTCGCAGTGTCGACTTCATAGTCGATGCCTTCCTGCATCTCGTCCTGCGCAACGCCGATCCGAACGGTGCCCGCGACCGGCTTGGAGACCGGACGATCATAAGTGAAACCGCCCGACCGATAGACCTTGATCAGTTGAAACGCATCTGTATCACCGTCTCCGACCGCGATCTGCTGATCGTCATAAGCAATGTCGCGCGATGCCTTGGACGACTTAAAGTCCGACCAGTCTTTCCAGCGGAAGCCGAAAACACGGCCCTGACGCGCCTCGAAGAACGCTATCAGTGTTTCGATGTCATCCAGCGACCGCATCCCGAGGCCCGCATCGTAACGACGGCGCGAATGGGCCCATGGGGTGTTGCGCTCTTCAAAGCCATTGGCGAGCGTTACGACGTCGGTGCGTCTCTCGGGCCCGCCAACCGAGCCGAAACTCAGGTTCGCCGGAAACCGGACTTCGTGAAAGTTCATCTCAGTGCTCCCAAATGCCCAAATTAACGATTGCGGTTGGAACGGCCCAAGGCGCGGTTCATCTGCGCCGCGATCTGGTTCTGGCTGCGGGCAAATCCCTGAACGTCGGGCGTCGTGATGTTCATGACGACGGTTGGCGTGCCGCCTCCGCCACCTGCACGAACGCCCAACTTGCCGTCGGGGCCGCGCGCCAGCGGCATGATCGCCTCCGGGCCTGCTTCACCCATGATCCCCATGCCACCGCGCATGCCAAACGGAGTAGTCGAACTGACGACTCCCCCGCTTGCAAACGGCATGACCCGGCCCTGGCTGAAAGGAGCGCCATCGGCAAAGGGCAGGATCCCTTCAAGCAGGCCATTCACTCCCGTTGCCAGCAAGCCACCAACGTGATCGGTGACCGGCTTCATTGCCGCGTTATAGGTCGTGTTGACCATCGCATTGGCCACGGTATCGAGCGCGTCTGACAGGCTCAGGCCATCGAATACCAGACCGTCAAAGGCCTTGCGCAACCCCTTGCTCAGCCCACGCTCCAACGTGGCGACATCCTTACCCGTGGCGGAAAGGCTTTCCCGCATGCGGCGCAATTCACTGTCAAAGCCCGTCACCATTACGGTCGCGGACGACACGCTTTCCTTAAGGTTGTCGGTGCTTTCGTCCAGCGCCTCGATCTCGGCCCGATAGTCACTCATCATCCGTTCCTTCGTGTTCGTCCGGCCAAGCGGCCATCAGGGCGGAAAGCCCGTCGCGTTTCAGGGGCGAAGCCGTTGCCGGATCGCCCAACATGATCTGCAATTCGGCCGGGGTCAGGTCCCAGAACTGCTCGGGTCGCAGGCGCAAACCCTGCAGGCCTGCCCGCATCAGGGCGGGCCAGTCCATGCCCGTGCTCAAGGGTTCGGCACCATAAAGGCGCGCGCCAAAAGCTCGGCCGCGACCTGCGCAGCCCGCATCGGCCCGCCGTCGATCGCTGCATGTTCCAGGTCTGCCGGGTCGAATTCGCATTGGCCACCGACAAGCCCCGCCCGCAGCAGGGCCAGCACATCGCGGCTTGAAAACTCGGATGCCTCGAACCGCTCGACCAGCTTGACTAGCGATCCGGTGTCCAACTCAGCCTCCAGCGCCGCAAGCGCCCCAAGCGTCAGCCGCAACACGTGACGCCGACCATCGATGACCAGCGCCACGTCTCCCCTCCAAGGATTTGCCATGGCCGATCAGAGCGCCGTAAATGTCAGGGCACCAGCGCTCGCCAGCGACAATTCATAGGTCGCTTCACCGTTATGGCTGCCAGCGTATTCGATGGCCGTGACCTGAAACGGGCCCTCGACGATCCCGAAATCGGGGATGATGATCTGAAAATCCGGTGTCTCGCCGTCAAAGAATAGCTGGCGGGTCCGCTCATCCGTTGATGCATCCTTAAAGACGCCCGACCCAGTCAGATTGGCCGAACGAACGCCGGCACCCGACAGCAATTCGCGCCAACCGCCCTGGCTTTCCAGGCTGGTGACGTCCACCGTTTCGGCGTTAAAGCTGACGCGCGTGGCCCGCAGACCCGCAATCGTTTCAAACAGACCGTCCGAGGTCATGTCGACCTTGATTAAAAGGTCCTTTCCGTTCTGAGCACCCATGGCTTTTCTCCAGTCTGAGCAAAGGGTTAATTGTCTTCGACCCGCGCGCGGAAGGTCAGATCGATCTTGCGGCCCGCAGCACCGTCGATGCGGCCCGCAGTTGCTTTTTCAAAGGTCAGGGACACCAGCCGACCGCGCGACAGCGCGGGCAGATCCGCCAGCAGCGCATCGCAAACGGCAGCAGCGACGTCCTTTGCCGCGGCAAAGGCCGGCGTTTCGCTCACCACGGTGACGACGACCTTGTGGACCGCTCCCGCGCCGGATTTGTCCGACGCGTCGCTCACCGATTCAGGCCCAAGCGTGATGTAGAGAGACGGCAACGTTCCGGCCGGAATCGCGTCATAAATCGCGGCTCCCACCAGGGACGTGACACCAGGATCGGTGGTCAAGCCGGCATAGATCGCGCCCTGAAGCGCGGCTGAGACGGCATAACTCATGCGACGACCTCCTCATCGGCAAAGCAGGTCAGAAACTCGGCCCGAGGGTCGTATTCGGTCACCGCACGGATGTGGAACAACCGGTTGCCGTCGCGAAACCGCTGACCGGGCTTGGGCCGGGCCGGATCTCCGACAGGGGCACCCCGCACGATGATGCGGTAGCGAACTGCCGAAACCGGGGCCGCACTTGATACCGTTTCGCGGCCCGTACGTGGCTGAATGTCGGCCCAAAGAGTTCCAAGGCTGACCCAGGTTTCCACATAGCCACCGGCATTGTCAGCCACGCGGGTCGGACCTTCCAGATCCACCCGGCGGTTGGGGCGTGGATGTTTCATCGAGCACCCCCGCCGAAGACACGGAAGACACGATAGCGTTCGATCAGACTCGATACCCCGAAAGGCATACAGCCTTCACTCAGCGCTGTTTCGTTGCGGTATTCATAATAGTGGGAGGCGAGCAAAAAGACCGCCTGCCGCAGATCGGCAGGGATGTCGGACCAAAGCGGCCCGAAACCCGCCCAAAACATGATCGAAACCGATCCGGCCTGCGGGATCGTGGGAAGGCAAGAACCGACCGATCGCAGACGCGGGCGCGCCGGATCCTGCTCCAGCCAGATCGAACCTGCGTCAAGCGCGGTCTCGACTCCGTCACTGTCGATGGACTTCAGCGCGGTGATCACACGAACCGGGGCGACGGGCAGAACCTGAGCCTCGGCATCCCGCCACGCGGTGACGCCGTAGGAAAACTGCCGCTCGTAAAGCGCCTTGCCGGTTCGGGCCTCGATCGCCGCCAGGGCGGCCCGAAGAAAGCTACGCAGAACCTCGTCCTGCAAACTGTCCGTGGTAAAGCCACTCCCCACGCGCAAATGCGCTTTGAAATCATCAACCGGCAGTGCGCCGTCGGGCACCGTGGTCTCTTCGATCAACATCATCGAACATCTCCAGAAATTCTGCCCCTCCCCGGATGTGACCACCCACGGGATCGGACGCGCGCCAGGCTGCATTGCTCGGACGGAGGGGAGCAGCTAGACAACACAAACCGAATGACGGCGCGCGCCCGCACCGGGTCGGCACAAGGCCGACCCGGCTATTCACAGCCCCGTTTAGGAGACCGCGAATTTCAGCAGCTTGATCGCTGCATAGTCGCTGACGTCACCGCCAATGCGCTTGGTCGCATAGAACAGAACGTGAGGCTTGGCGCTGAAGGGATCACGCAGCACCCGCAGGTCGGGACGCTCGGCGATGGTGTAACCGGCCGCAAAGTCACCGAAGGCGATTGCGTCAGCACCCGAAGCGATGTCTGGCATGTCCTCGGCGATCAGAACCGGATAGCCCATCAGACGCGCTGGCTCACCGGCGGCCAGACCGTCGCTCCAGAGGAAGCGGCCGTCATTGTCCTTGAGCTTGCGGATCGCGCCAGCGGTCTTGGAGTTCAAAACGAACGTCGCGTTGGCTCGGTACTCCGCACCCAATGCATAGATCAGATCGATGATCGAGTCGGCGGTAAGGCCAGCGTCGACGCCGGTTGGCACATAGCCAAGACTACCCCACGCCCAAGAGGTATCGGCAACGGTGGTGTGGGTCAGAAAGCCCTTGGGCTTGTCGACACCGTCACCGTTGATGAATGCACCAGCCTCGGCGCGGGCAAACTTGTCAGCGATGCGCGACGCGAGCCAACCCTCAATGTCAAAGGCGGCATCGTCTAGCAGGCGCTGAGACGCCTTGGGCAGTGCCGAAAGCTCGTGCAGCGGGATCGTGATGCGGTCGATCTGCGGGGTTGCGGTTTCGGTAGCGGCGGCCGTCTCCGACGCCCAGCCCGTGCCAAATTCGCCCTGATCAACAAGAACGTCGTACGATGTCGCCTCGACATTGACGACCGATGCGATCGAACGGATCGACGCCGTGGTGTTCAGAACCGATTTGACGGTCTCAGACGTTTGCGGATCGACAAGGAAGCCGCCATCGCTGTTGACCGCGGTCGAAAGCGACTTGCCCTCGAACTCAAGGCCGCGCAGGGCGTCGTCGTCGCCCGAACGCAGGTAGGCGTTAAAGGCTTTGAGGTGCGGTGCACCGGCATCCGTTGCGCCTGCCAGGGGCGGGCGTGCAGCAGTCATTTGTTTCCGATCCAGCATGGTCAGTCGCTCTTCTGTTTGTTGAAGTTTGGTTTGGATTTCGGCCTGAAAGCCCTTGAAGTCACTGACAAAACCCTGAACGGCTTGGGTGACTTCCTGAGCCGGAGACAAACCTTCCCCGGCCCGAGACTTGATCTCGGTCTTGCTCATCAGCATGTCCTTGATTGTTGAAACTACGGCGTGCGCGTCAGCGCTGCGCCAGGCTCTCGCGCGCGCCCTCGATGGCCGCCGCCATTTCACGCAATGCAGCGCCGTCGACGTCATCCGCCTTCGCCGCCACACGCGCACTGGGCAGCATCGGGAACGTCACAAGCGACACCTCCCAAAGCTCCAGTTCGGTCAAGAGCCGCTGGCCCTTGTCATTCTTCGTCGCCTTCACCGTGCGGTACCCGATAGACAGACCATCAATGGCACCCGCAGCAATCAGGGCAGCCGCCTCGCGTCCCTTCTCGACATCGTCCAAAAGGCGCCCTTTGACGTAAAGGCCGCGGCTGTCTTCGCGAACCTCGTCCCAAATACCGATCGGCTGGGCCGGATCGTGCTGCCACAG